GCCCCCCATGCGCTGCAGCACGTCGATAATGTCCGCGCCCTTTGACATGGCGTTATCGTCCAGGTAGTTCAGGGCATCGCCCAGCTGTTCAATGTTGCGGGTCGGCACTTTATACAGACTGGCGATTTTCCCCAGCCCTTCGGACAGCTCATCGGCAGGCAGTTCGAACGCCGTGGACGCTTTGGCCGCCGTGCTGGCGAAGGCCAGCAGGTCGCGCTTCTGGTCTGCCCATGAATCGTTCGGGTTCGCCACGTTCATGCGCGCCCCGCCCTCAACCAGCGCGGCATAATCCACCGCGCCGTTTTCCATCGGCAGCTTTTCACTGGCGGCTTTGATGGCGTCCTGCATTTCGTAGAACCTGGCGGTGCGGTTGCCGTTGTCATCACGCAGGCCGTTGACCTGCTTTGCCACGCCCTTCATGGCGTCTTCCATGCTGGCGTAACTTTTCACCGCCGCCATCACCGGCGCGCCCATGCCGACGCCCGCCGCCGTGGTGGTCGCTCCGGCTCCGGCGATGCGATCCCGCACTTCCAGACGGCGGGAATACTGATCGCGGACTGCATTCATCCGGGCCTGCTGCTCGCCCAGGCGTTTCAGGGATTTCATCTGACGGTCCAGCACCTGGCGGGTTTCGTCGGCGTTCTGCCGTAGTTCCCGCTGCGCGCTGCTGAGCTTTTTCGTATCCAGCCCGGCCTCATTGAGTGCAAGACGCTGACGCTGCACCGACTGGCGCAGGCCGTTATATTTACCCTGCAGGTCAGTGACGCGGCTTTTTGCCTGCTCCAGCAGTCGGGACTGCGCCGCCGTCGGGCGGTTGGTGGCAGAAAACTGCGTGGCAAGTTTTGCCGCTTCTTCGCGGGCGGCTTTCAGGCTGTTACCGGTGACGGCCAGCTGCGCACTGGCTTTGCGAAAACCGTCAATCCTGCCCGCCTGGGTATCTAACTCTTTAAGACGGGCGCGGCTTTGCTGGACGGCAGTTGCCAGCTCCTTCGAGCTGGCCTGCGCGGATCGGAATGGGCGGGTGAGCTTATCAACCGCATTAAGAATCACCTGCAGGCGCAGGTTGTTGTCACTCATCGCTGGCCCCGCTTCGCTGAATGGCTTTGTGTCGCCACTCCAGCACGTCCGTTAGCGGCATAACGTCAGTGACGGACGGCGACCAGTGAAAGATGGTGGCAATGTCTGCCACCAGGTCATCAACCGTCAGGCTGTCGGCAAACCGGCAAGCACCGACTTCTTCAATAAAAAAGTCACCACCTCAACCGACAGCGCGGTGAGATCGGCGGGGTCCAGCTCCGCCATTTCCTGCGCGGTCAGGGTCGGCGTGGAGATACGCGGGATGACGGTCATCATCGCGCCCACGTCCATATCCATGATGGCCTGCAGGCGGGTGCCTCGCAGCGCGCCGGACTGCGGTTTGCGCAGCACAATTTCGGTGATTTCAGTCTTGCCACGCGTGATCGGCGTATCCAGCAACACGGTCTTTTCGGTTGGTTTATCGCTCATGTTCATGTCCTGTTAGTGGGTACTGGCGCGGATGCCCGCGCCGTTCAAGTTATTCAGAGGCCGAGGGCATCACGGTGCGCTTCCATCAGGTCTACGCCGTCCACGATTTCAATCATGTTGACCAGATCGACCTCATAGAGCACTTCACCGTTGATGGTTAGCTTTGCGTAGCTGTTGGTGCTGCTGACTTTAGTGGTGCTGCTTTCGCCGGTCTTCCACTCGCCGGAATCCAGCTCTTTGTGACGTCCGCGCACGACCAGCTCGACGGCCTGCACTTCGCCGGTGTCATCACGCTGGATAGAGCCGGTAAAGCGCAGCTGGATGGCGTCCACCGTCGCTTTGCCCATCTGCTTAAACAGCAGCAGCTCGGTACCGCCGATGGAAAACTCCGTATCAATAGCGCCGTCATCCAGCCCCATATCCACGTCCACCGCGCCGGGCATCCCGCCGCCGCGATACTTCTCAAACTTGCGGGTGAATTTCGGCAGAGTCAGTGACTCGACGATCCCCTGCCAGTTGTTCCCGTCGTTAAACAGGTTCAGGTGTTTTAACTTGCGTGGTAAAGCCATGGTGTCCCCTTACGCACTGACCTGGCTGGAAAAGTCCAGCAGGTACTGATCGGTGATGCGCTGGCGCAGCATCAGATTTTCCAGCGGTGGCACCGGCGTGTAGTCGTAGTCGATAGTGAGCTTCCCGGCTTTCAGGGAATCTTTATCGTTCACGGACTCATCCAGCCAGCAGTCCGCTCCGATGATGTAGCCCTGCGTTTTCAGGCTGCGCAGTTTGGCGCGAATGCCTTCAATAATGTCGCGCGCCAGCGACGGGTTTAGCACGCCGTCCACCGCCCACATGTGCGCCTCGGCGATGGTGTCCGCCAGCACCTGTGCCGTACGGGTGTAGTTCTCAAAGGCAAACAGCGGATCGTCGCTCAGGCAGCGGGAACCCCAGAAGCGGAAGCCATCCTTGCGGATCAGCGTGGTGACGTCGTTCTGGTTGAGCAGTCCCGCGTCGGTTGCCGGGTCCTGCAGATCCCAGAACACGTCCGCAGACAGCCCGGTAACGCCATTCACGCCGACGTTGGACAGGGTTTTGTGCCAGCCGGTCTGCTCGTCAATTTTGGCGCGCAGACCGAGCGCACGGGCGGAAGCGTAGGCCGTCGCGTCGGCATTGAGCACGGTGTCAAAGTTGATGAAATCCGGCCAGATCAGCATCCCCTCGCGCTGGCTGAAATTGGCGCGATAGGCAATGGCGTCTTCCACCGTTGTGCAGCCGTAGGCGGACAGATAGGCAAACCCGCGCAGGCTCTGCGCCACGCTCAGCAGCTCAGTGGCAACCGCCTGCGTATCATGCCCCGGCACGCCAAGGATGCGCGGCTTCACGCCGAGCTGGGACTGTGCCGAGAGCAGCGCTTTCAAGCCCGTTTTTTTGCCGTCAGCGGTAACGCCGCCGATGATGTTGGAGGTGGTTTCCGCTTCGGTTTCGCCCTGGGCCACGCGCACCACAACGGTGACGGGTTTGGCCTGGTCGGCAATCGCATCCAGCGAACGGGCCAGCGTGCCGGACTCGCCCGCTTTGCCGCTGGCAGTCAGCACGTCAGTCAGCAGAACCGGTTTGTTGAGAGGGAACATTGCCGCATCGGCATCATCGCCGGTGCAGACCATGCCCACGATGGCGGTGCTCACCGTGGTAATGGGTCGGGTGCCTTCGTTGATTTCGACAACGCGCACCCCGTGGTGGTAATCCTGAGCCATAAGGCAGTCACTCCGTGTAGGGGGGGTGTGACTATGTTCAGATTGATACGCTCGCGGCGCACGCTTCGGGCTTTGTGTGGGGCGTGGCACAATGGGGATATAGAAATCCCCATGCTTATGGCCTTTGTGAGCTAGTTACTTTGTATTAAAGAAGTCACATGACGGAGATTCAAAAAATCCTCTTAACCGCCGACTTGCTTTTTACTTTGTTCCATTTTTCTTTCTCTCCTTTCATTTCTTTTCTGTTTACTCACTCGTTGCATCCAGCGTGAACATGCAAATAATACAGGAAGACAGATTACCAATATTATCACAGCGAATGAACGATCTGATGTCCAGTCTTTTGCATTACTATCGGAAAGTATTAAGAGAATTGTTGACGCGACACCTAACATCAATGGATCAACTGCCTCATCAGGGCCATCTGTTATTAACATGTATGCTAACTGAATCCCACATGATATTGCGAGCGCCGCTGCAACATACACCAATGTTTTTATTTCCAAAAAGTAATAAACGTAGGAGTGTGAACTTCTCAACTCATATGGATTTTGAGTAAAGACGCCAAACGTTTGAAGCATCTCAAAGAAACCCTTTGATAGAAGAACTATTACCAATGCTAGGAATATAATTTTCTGCAAGCGAAACTGAAAATTGTTGGCAGCACCACTAATTTCTTTAAGGGTTTTCCTATCAGTATTTTTAGAACTTGAGAATATAATCTCCAGTTCCTTAAATGAATCCCTAACCCCACCTAAAAAACAGCAAAAAAACCTCTTACCTATGGTTTTAAATCTATAGAACCTCAAACAAAAGTAAATAAAAAAAGCAACAGTAACGGTTGATATAACACCAGCGATATATTCAGAACTTATAATTAAACTCAAAAATTTATCGAAAAACAAAGTCAACCTCACATAAAAAATGGGAATTTGTTAATCATCATACATTAACTAATCATTGCTACAAAACGTTGTACATGAGCCATTTACTTTAGAATGATTATGCATGGAGACAGTTGGGGAGATTACCAATCAGGTAGGCTCGCTAGGCCACGAGACAACGGGAGCGGTGCTGGTATCCACACGAGTCAACAGGACGCGGTATTTTCGCCACCCGTTGAAAGCGGCTTTTTCCTCATCCGTTGCCATATCCAGATCAACCGCATCCTGCAAAGGGGCGATTTGCTCGCTGGCGTCTTTAATCAACGCAGCTTTCATTGCCTCTGCTGCCACGACCTCCGCCTCTTGTCGCGTGGCCTCATCCGTCACCCAACACTCACCGTTCCATTTATCGTAAGGAGTCGCAGGTTCGTAAATAGTCGTATTCGAAGGGTAATCACCCGGTGCTGTAATTTGTAGGGGGTCACCAGTTTTAGTATTCCAGACGGTTTCACCGCGATGATCGGCCTTATATTCCCACCCGGTCAACTTGCCGTTTCGGCAGACAACATAACCACTCTTTGCTGACAGCGGTTTGTCGGTGCAGGCGTTTGCCGGGATGCCTACGCCAATCGGGATGTATTCAGTTGACTGAGACAAATACACCCGTGTCTGGTTGTCGTAGTTGAATACAACAATTTCACCTGCGACAACGGCAAAGCCATTTTCAAATACTGCTGTTTGCATTATGCAGCCCTCACGATGTAGTTGAATGCGATGTTACGGGAACGAGTTTCCCCTGCGGTATTAACAACGCGCGAAGCATCCAGGGTCCAGCGGGAGACTCCATAGCCACTGCCAGTGGATGAAACAAGACCTGTAGTTAACCCGGTGTTCACCTGAGTAAACGCACCGCCTGTCTCGACTGAGCTAAATAGCTGAAGTTGGCCCATTGTTCCCGTGATATTTTGCATAGCGAAGTTTTGCGCACTCAATAACGCTCGCCCGGCATCCACACCGCGCCCATCATCCCAACCACGCATAAATTCTCCGCGTAAGTCAGGCAATTTGAGGCTTGGGTAAGCCACAGCCAGCTTAGGATATTGCACAGCAGTAAAGGCCGCCCCGTTGCATTTGAGCCATCCAGCAGGCGCTGCCGCGAGAGGCCAGGGAATCGGCACACCCACAGGTAGAGCAGAACCGGCACCTAATCCGAGGTTATTCAGGAATGCGGCAACGTCTGCAATATCAGTGCCGTTGGCGGATTTATCCATTTTCCCCGCCAGCGCATTGGTCATAGTAGTGGCAAAATTCGGATCGTTGCCCAGCGCTGCAGCCAGCTCATTCAAAGTATCCAGCGCGCCGGGGGATGAATTAACCAGGGCCGCAATGGCTGCCTGCACAAACGCCGTGGTGGCAAGTTGAGTTGTATTATTTCCTGCTGCTGCCGTCGGCGCTTTTGGCGTACCGGTTAACGTCGGGCTGGCCTTGGGTGCGTACTGCGGGTGCGGATCAGCGGCAGCAAGATGTTTCGCCATCTGGTCATCTATGTAAACCTTCAACTCCAACACCCTCTCATCGACATACTTGCGCGTTGCCAGCACCACGGAGGGGTCGATTTTCAGGGTGACATTTTCGGTGCTACTGGTGATTAGCACCATGCGCACGGTCTGCGTGCGCCCGCTCCCCTCGGCCAGCTGCGGCTTGTAGCTCTCCGGGCAGTTGCCGACGGCAATCAGCGCGCCGGTGTCATCAAACAGACCAACCTCGCGAATCCACCACCCGCCCTCCGTTTCGGGGATCACCTGCTCAGCAATAATCTGGCTGCTGTTCTGCGGGTCGATGTACAGCATATTGAGATCGGCCCGGCGCTTTTCAGCAACCAGCTTTGTCTGTTGGGCGTTAGGTGTCGGCAGCATACCGCCGCCATCGCCTACTGCCATCCGGGTAATGTTCAGCGGCACGCCGAGCGCGGCGGAACTTGCCAGCTTCGCCGCGCCGATCTCCGTCAGCAGGGTATAGAATTTTGCGCTCATGGATTCACTCTCACTGTGTCAATTACGTGGACCGCCCCGCCCTGATAAGCGGTGCCGCTGGAAATAATGGTTTCATTGATGTACGGGTAAATCGTGATTTCTTCACCGGTATAGGTGGCTGCGCCGACAAAATACGGCCCGCTGGTCTGCAGGTTAATGGACATGCCTATCAAGTGGCGGCTGCAGGGTTTGGCGTCACTGATGAGCCGCTCCAGCTCCAGATAGGTTTCTTCCGTGATGCCCTGGTCCTGCACGCCGATATCCAGACGAAACGTGCCAGGCTGCTCGCCGGTCTGCCACCATTCGATAATGCGGATCAGAAAGCCGAACGGCTCCACCACGCGACGCACGGCGCTGGTTGTACCTTTATGCTGATGGATATAGAACGCATCCTGGACCACCCGACGCTTGACGCTTTCCGCCCAGCTCTCGTCCCAGCGGTCCACGGAAAACGCCCACGCCAGATACGGCAGAAAACTGATCGGACAGGTTATCGGGTTCCACAGGTCACGTAGCGACACCTCAAGCCCGGAAATGCCGCTGCAGCTCTGCGCCAGTCGGCGCTCAAGCGGCGATGAGCCGGGCGGCAGCAGGCTATTCATCCGTGCCCCCGTTGGTCACATTCCACTGCGTGCAGGAGGCGGCCTGCGTTTTGTCCAGCACCACATCAACCAACGGAGAAGCCAGCTCCACGCGCTGGACACCTTCGACATGCAGCGCGGCATACAGGGCGCTGCGGCGGATATCACGTCCGAGCCGCGTCTGGCTGGCGATGTATTTCTGCAGGCTGGCTTTTGCCGCCGCCATCACCGGCTCCGCTTCCGGTCCCGGATAAAGAAACACCGTTGCCTCAACGCTGTACGGAATAATTTCGGCGCTGCGCACCATCAGGCGATCCGCCACCGGGCGCACGCTCTCGCTGTTCAGCGCCTTTTCAACCACGGCCAGCAGGTCATTCTCTGCCGTGCCGTCGCCTTCGCGGCTCAGTACGGTCAGCACGACCTCCGCCGGTGCCGGGCTAGTTGCGCTGGCATCTGCCACGCGTCCGTCCGCACTTCTCGTGTGAAACTCATAGGCCGCCGTAGGCCCCGCAACGGACAGACCTTCGAACGCGGCAGGCACGCGCAGGCGCAGCGCGTCGTCGCTTTCCATCACTGCGGCAACCGGCGGCACTGCGTCGTTGTCGGCTGGCGTTACCGTCAGGCGGTTGACGTTGTAATTGGCGGCGAGCTGGTCCAGATCGCCACCGAGGGCATACGCCACCATGACCGCCTGCGCGGCCTCGTTGATACGCTGACGCAGCAGCACTTCGCGGTAAGTGCTTTCCTGCAGCTGCTTGGTGATGGGTTCAGATTCCAGCGCGAGCGTGCGGGCGACTGCCGCCTGCTCATCCACCGGATAGAGCGCCACAAAGGCGGCTTTGCGCTCCGCCAGAAGCGTTTCAAAATCCGGCACGTCCACAATCTGCGGCGCGGGGAGCTGGGAAAGGTCAATGACCGCCATTGTCTGCTCCTGTTGATACGGAAAGAGAAACCGGCGCGCCGCTAGTGCGTTGCCCGGTAAGGTCAAGGACCATGGAGCCGTCAAAATTGGTACTGATGGTGATGGCGTCCAGCGTCAGGCGTGGCTCCCAGCGGCTCAGGGCCATATACACCGCCGACATGATCTGCAGGCGTAGCGCCGGGTTCTGCGGCTGGTCAATCAGGACGGACAGCAGGGAGCCATATTCCCGGCGGGCAACGCGACTGCCCTGCGGCGTCAGCAGAATATCGCGCACCGACTGACGCAGATGGTCCGTGTCCGTAATGGCTTTCCCGTTGCTCTGACTCATGCCGAGATACAGCGTCATACCGGACCTCCCGACGTGTCGCCGCCCTTCATGACTTTGATATGGGCATGGTCATCGACCACGATCCCGTTGGAACTCATAGGGCCGCCGCCCTGGGTTACTGCGCCGTTGATCACCACTTCGCTGTTGATGCGCGTGGTGTCGGCCTCCACGACAAACTCCGAGGTTTTGAATGTGATATTGTCAGCCGCCTCGATCACCATGGATTTGATACCTTTGACGAACCAACGCCCGGTGGCGGGTTCGTACTCAAACCAGCCCCCGTCCGGGTAATGCGTCACGCAGCCGTCCACGGAATCCGACGGCGGCGCAAACTGGCTGGAGTAGATGGCAGGCAGCGCAAAAGCCGTTTCGAGATTACCGCCCATGCTCAGGACCACCACCTGCTCATCCGGTGACGGGCACCACCATGTACGGGCACCACCGGCACGTAGCGTCAGCCAGTTAATCCAGTTGGTTTCGAGGTCGCCCACCTTCACCCGGCATAGCCAGTTCTCCCGGTCCACTTCGGTCACGGTGCCGGTGCGGATCAGGTTGGTGATAAGGCGCATGATTTCTGTGAGGTGTGCGTTCATTCACTTAGGATGTCGATTTGTCGACTTTTACGATAGATTAGGTAGATTGTGTGCTGCATGGCACAATTCGGACTGGGAAAAACAAGATGGATGATGAAGACAAATATTATCAGCGCACACTCTTTGCACTTGAGAGGCGGGCAAAAGTTACAAAACTTGTAACACTGAGTTTTGTTTATATTATGTTCATATCTATGATTTTGGTCATTGGCGGAGTTGTGTCGATCAAGGCCAATAGTGATAATGCTGTAAGTAGATTCATTACTGGGATATTGGACAAAGACAAAATTGAATCGGCAAAAGCCATTAATGCTAGCTTGAATAAAATATTCGACCAAATAAATATGCCGAATCAAAACTCATCAATTCAAGACGATGAAAAAAAAGTCACTAGAAGAACACTTCAACCAGGAGATCTGGTTTATTTTAAAAAAGATACATCAGAAAAAATTGCCGACTCTGTCACATCAATTTTAGTCAGCTTTTCCATACTTATTTTTATTGGATATGTCATGCGGGTCGCCATGGTCTTTATTAAGTACCACATGCAACTTGGAACTGATTATGAAAACCAAAGAATTGCATTCCTACTTAGTAAAGGGCAACCCGAAGAATTTAGAATTAATTTAGAAGCGCTTCGAAACCATACTGTTGGATTTGACAAAACGCCCCTACCACCTCAAGAAAAAATAATTATGGGATTAATTGAAGCTGTTGGTGTTGCAAGAAAAAACACCAAAGGGGAGAGTTAGCTTCTCAACCAGTTTAATAAAATATCGCGCGTCAGTGCCTCCACTTCATCGTTAGCACCCAGCAGGCGTCGCTCTGCATAACGTACCTCCGGCTCCTCACGGCTTACACGATCACGTAAGCCATAATGATGCACCCGCGCAATCCGCTGCACCTTCCCTGCAAACTGCACGCTGGCTGAATCTGCGCTGGCGGCAGTTTTCAGGTATTTTGCCGTGCGTAACTTCGCAAACATCTGCCGCTTAATGCGCCCCTTTTTCGTCCGGGCAGTTACCTTTCGCGGCTCGTACCCGCTGCCGTCAGGGTTGCGCTGCAGGCGAATGTTGTTCTGCTGATTTCGGCACAGCTGCTGCGCCAGTTTCCGCATCATGCGCTGACGTGCGGCAGGCTCAAGATTTGCCAGCAGAGCTGTCAGCCATGCGTCCACCTTATGCAGATTATCCACGTTTCACCGCCCACATTTCTTCTGGTTCGTCGGGTTCTGGCTCCGCCTCAACAGTTGAGATCCCGCCGTCCGTATTGACCAGTACGCGCTCGGTCAGCTGCAGGTTCAGGCTGATATCACACGCGTCGTTGCGCAGAATATCCACCTCAAAGGTGAACATCTTTTCGCGCAGCTGCGGGTTGTTGATGGCATCCGTCTGATTCGCTTTCAGCCACAGCAGCACCGGGGCCATCAGCAGGTTCTGGTCGCCGCTGAAATCCTCAATCACCACGTTCAGGGTGTAACGGTATTCCCACGACATGGACCGCGCGCCAGTTGCCACCAGGGAGCCGTTATCCACGAACAGATGCAGCTTGTCCGGGTTATCGCGCAAATAAGGCACTGCCTTATTCAGGGCGTTGCGTAAGGACTGCGGTTTGTTCACTGTTTCGCTCCTGACACGCAACAATCGTGTCCACTTTGTCAGCACATACCGCCCAGGCGGCCTCGGTTTCATCCAGCATCGCGTTCAGATCGCCGTTAGTGCGCGGCGCTGACGGGTTCAGGCTGCACGGCGTCACTCTGGGACAACCATTTACGATAAGCTGCACCTCCGGCGAGGGCCGGACGTTCCCGCAGCCGGATAATGTCAGCAGGCAAAGGAGTGTCAGCCCAGCGGCGTAAATCCTCGTTTTCACGTTTTAGCTCCTCGATCCGGTGCTGCCGGTTACGCAGCAGCGCGGCTGTCTGCTCCGCTGCCGCATAAAGCCGCATCTGCTCCCGGCTGTTGGTTTCGGTCAGAATCGACAGGCCGATCAGCTGGCTATTTTTCTTCGCCAGCTCCTGCGCGTTGGTTGTCAGCGCCGTCTTCTGCGTCTCGATGGTGTGACCGGAATTATTGAGCCGCCACGACTGCCAGCCTAACAACGCAAGTGCCAGAGCCAGGATCACCGCCAATACACGCGTCATGCCCCAGCCCCTTTAAGACACCAGGCAAGCTCACGTGAGCGCCTGTTTTCCAGCCCTTTACTCCTTTGGCCATTTACATAAATCCAGCGGGGGAGTTGGTTGCACGCCTGCCACCATTGCTGGCGATTAATATAAGAGACCATTGTTGACCGGCAGATCGCACCCGTTCCGACATTGAAACCGATACTGATCAGGGCATCGTAAACATGCTGAGGTGGCTTAACCTGCAGGCAGGCTTCAATCCTTTTTTCCGTCAGCAACACGTTATTGATAAGCCCCTGCGCCGCCTGCCGTTCCGTAATGGTTTTGCCGGGCGTCACGCCGGACGTGTTGCCGATCCCGTCAGTCCAGACGCCTGCACTGCACTGATACGGCTGCAGGCGGCAGCCCTCGTAATCTGCAATCAGCTTCAACCCATCCACGGACGTATGAAGCGACTGAAAACCGGGCAGCGTGGCGGCAATAGCCAGCACCGCCCCGACCAGGCAGCGCTTAACGATTGAAGGATTCATATTCCCCCCGCGAGATTTTGCCGCCGCGCAGCAGTTTGAAAGACTGGTGTTTGTAGTACCAGTTGATCGCCAGCATCAGCACACCAATCAGCACGCCGCCGACCGTGGACGCATCCTTGAGCGACAGGTCGCCCAGCCAGGCCAGCAGCACGGCGATGCAGTAAGTGATAAAGGCGCTGACTCTCTCAAGCGTCATGATTCAGTCCCATAGCTGGACGGTCTGCACGGTGGTCGATGTCGGGAGATCCGGCAGCTCCACCTGCAGCCCGTGCGGTAAAAAGGGGCCATATTCAACCAGCCCCGGATTGGCCCGTAATACCTGCTCCGTGACACCCTGCGTGCGCCCGTAATGACGCCAGCACAGGGCGTCCACCGTGTCATACTGCTGCGCACGCACTTTCATCAGATAAGCTCCACCGTGCAGTGCGGCGCATCCTGCACCCGGCTGATGGCCCAGCGGGCATCCCGCCACAGGTCGCCGCTGGCCTCCGCCAGCTCTTCCCCGCGTTTCACCCCGGATGCCGTGGCGTCATAGTCCTGATAACGCTCATTGAGCACGGCGCGCGCCCAGCAATAGACGGCGTTGTGGTAGTGCTGGATACGCTCATTTTTGCCGTCGAGCACATCCGCCGGTACATCAGCCAGTGCCTGAAAGCCAAGCATTCGCTGGCGGTTGCGGAAATCGAACAGCTCCGCATTTACTTCGGAAATGGCGGTCAGCAGCACCTGCTTTAGGCGCGGCTGCGTCACCGTGCCGTCAGTGCGCATCACGCTGCGAAACTCCGACAGGCTCACATCCGGCCAGAACGGCGTGTTTTTGATGACCTCCGCCTGTTCCGGTGCCGGTTCGGGCGCAACAAACTTCATGCGGTCTTCTCCTGAATAAGTGGGCGGTGAACGGGATTTTGATAAGGCAAAGCCTGTCGCCATCCCGTGCCGCCCGTGCGCGGGGCACGTTCCGTCAGCGGTCGTTGCGCAGTCTGCGCTCCAGCCGCTCTTTGTCTTTCTTCACACCGCAGCGGGAGTCCAGCTGAAGCGCATGCGTGAGGTGATTCAGGGCTGAGACCGGGTTGTTCTCGCTCAGCACCGCGCCGATGGCTTTGTGCAGGCGCGCCCGTGACTGGTCCGGCATATCCTGCCCGATGGTCAGATCCAGAGCCTGCAGCAACAGGTTGGCGTCGAAAGGAGCTGCCGCCAGCATCGCGCTTTGCGCCGCGTCGGCCATTTCTTCGGCCAGTACGGTCTGCACGTTGCGGTTGCCGAGCGGCATCACCCAGCCGTGGCGCAGGGCATGGCGCCCGATTTCCAGCGCACCGGCATAATCCCCGGCATCTATACGCCACAGCATCACGTACATCAGGACGTCATCCTGCTGCGCGCCTCCGGCGGCCAGCACGCCGTCCGCCCAGGCGGCATATTTCGGCAGCAGCTCAACCTTGATCGCCGCCTTTTTCACCGTGGACTGGATGCCCTTGAGACGGCGACGATCTTCGGCCAGCTGGAGCAGCATCAGGTCATAGCCCGAGGCATGGCGAACACTGCCGCCCTCGCGGGCGGCCTGTTCAGCCTGAATGCGCAGGCGGTGCTGCCGTGCGGGACTCAGGCTCATGCGTTACTCCCCTGCAGGCGCGCTGAAATCACCGATGGTGATGTTTTCCACCAGGGCCGCGCAGCGGTAGTCTTCGACCACATAGGCCTCGTTCACCGATTCGAAGTTTTCAATGCGGTCACGTTTCGGGTTGTCGATAACCGAGCGGCGGCGGGTGTCTTCCTGCCAGTAGATGGACAGGTTATCCAGACGAGTGATCAGCACGGCGTTCGCCGGGAAGTACGGCGCGCGCACCGCCTGCAGGCCGCCCATGCGTTTCTGGCTGATGATCAGATCGGCGGCGATTTTCTCGCTGTTCTCCTGCTCTTTGTTGACCAGCGGGAAATACTTGTCGGATAACAGCTCGCGCCCACAGACCACAACCAGCTCGTCATCGTCCTGGAAAATAGGATCGATAAGCTCGTTGACTGCATCCATCACCAGCGCGTCAAGGTTGGCATACAAACCGCCCTTGCCCACTTTCACCGGTTCGATGGTCACGGTGCCGTCGTCTGCCGTTTTCGTGCCCAGCACGTTGTCCGGCGCGTCTTCGCGGATTTTCTGCAGCCATCCTTTGTTCACGTCCTGCAGCAGGACGTTCTCGCCGCGGTTGGAAGTCTTGGCGCGCTTCACGCCGTTGAAGCCGATCATGATGCGGTCCAGTGCCTGGCGCTTGACGATGGCGTTGCGGATACGCACCTGGAAGTCCTGGAACTTGGCCCACAGGTCCAGCTTCGCG